TTAGCCTAAAATGTTTTTTGACTCCCCTTTTGACTCCCCCTGAGTACTATTCTTCATAAATGCTACAAAATTATTGATGACTTTTTTGTTTTGAGTTTCAGTTACATGAGTGTAAATATTTGAAGTAGTTTGAATGTCTGCATGCCCTAAACGTTCCTGAACATCTTTTAAAGAAGCTCCTGATTCAAAAAGGAGAGAGGCATGAGTATGTCGAAAACCATGAGTAGTGATTCTTTTAGTTAATTCTGGATGATGCTTATATATGACATTAAGCCACGAACGTGAAACTGTAGGGTTATAGAGAAGACCATCATGGTGAAAAAATAAGTTTTCGCTTTGGATTGTAACGATCGTTTTGTTTTTTGTATAATACTTTCTCAATAAACTGATCAAATCATTGTCCAGATAAATTTTTCTTTTTCCAGATTTTGATTTAGGAGTATTTACGATCAATCTCCCTTGATAACCTCTTGTTACAGTTTTATTAATATTGAGTGTTTTGCTCTTAAAATCAATATCCGACCAGGTCAGTGCAAAAGCTTCTCCTTTTCTTATACCTGTAAAAGCCAATAGGGAAAAGAATAAATATCTTTCATCATCATCGTTTCTTATTGCTTCTAAAAATTCGATTAATTCTTCTTTAGTATAAAATTCGATATTTTTATCTTCGATATCTAGAGCTTCTCCACGTGGAATAGAAACTAATTTCATAGGATTGCTAGTTATAATTTGTAAAGAAGCAGCGTAATCAAAAACATTAGATGTGTAATTTTTTATTTTCTTAAAAATTTTAGGATGGCTATCGGACCAAGTGTTTACTGCTTCTTGACAGAAAAAAACGTCTATTTTGTCAATGAACTTATCTCCAAACACTTTTAAGATGTGTGTGTCAAAAATTTGTTTGGTGGAGGACCAAGTGCTTTCTTTAACTGTCTTTTTATAATTTTCAAACCATAAGCCGTAAACATATTCGAATTTCTTGCTCTTTTGAGCTGTAGAAGCTTGCAGTCCTTTTTCCTGTATATCTGCCTCCAATCTTTTTAAAGCTCTCTCAGCGGCTAATGGCGTACTAAAACCTCGTCTCGTTGTTTTTCTTTTTTTTCCTGTTAGAGGATCAACTCCTAAGTACAGACTAAACTGATATTTTTCTTCGCCTTTTTTTGTTAAGTGCTTTTTAATTCGTTTATCAATTTCTTTTTTTGCCATCTTTATCTTTCCTTTCGTACGTTTGTTCGGTTGTACAGCGGATTTCGAGATGGTAAAATAGGGTACAACAAATAGACCTACTTTACCGTAGCTCTTTGCACATTTGCGTTCTTGGTCGGGCGGCAAATGTGCTTTTTTTATTTCACTCTTAGTTCTTGTCCTGGATAAAGCATGTAGTTGTTTGGATCCATACCGTTTAATGCAAACAGTTGATCTACCGTAATTCCAGCTCGTTCAGCTATTTGTTTGGGCCCTTCACCAGGTTGCAAAGTCAAGGTTTCGGTTTCAGATGAAGAAGGTGCCGTTGGTTGAGCTTGATTAGCTGGTACATAATCTTGTGGTACTGATTGCTCCGTTGAACTGGGAGTGGATGAAACTTGTTCAACACTTGAACTAGGAGTAGCTTCTGCATAGTTTTCTACACTTTCAGCAGAGTAAGTACTACTAGTTTCAGGAGGCGTATTCTGCGCAATAGCAGCTTGTTCTACAGTACTAGAAGATGCAATAGTACTTTCTGTTGTAGTCGAAGATGATTGTTCGTTGCTACTTGTTGAGCTAGTAGTTGTTCTAGAGTCTTTAGTTTTTTCCTTTTTGTAGGGTTTTAAAACTAATTTCTCTTTATCATCAGATTTATTAGATTTTTCTGGAGTCAAAATAATGTTTTTGTCTTCTTTGCTAACGGTATACTTGGCATCGTTATCCTTGTCTTTGTCGTCTTTCCAAGTCATAACATTACCTTCAAGAGTGTATTCAAATTTATAATTCATTTGATCAACTAGGCTTTTAGCAAATTCTTCTCCCATGGCTTCCCACTCATCGCTAGCTGTAGATTTCATTTTGCTTGTGTCAACACTAAGAGAAACGATATGATCAGAAAATGATGCTATCATATTTGGTTCGTCATCTTTGGTTGCTTCAATCAACCAATCATTAGCTTTTAAATCATCTGTGGTTACTTTTTTCCCACAAGCAGTGAAGAGTAGTAGGGAAGCAAGAACTAACAGACTTCCTATCATTTTTTTCATTTTTTATTCCTCATTTCTATGATATGATTTTTATTGGGGAATCTTAGAAATAAGGTTTCGAGTCCGTGTTGCTGCACGGGCTTTTTTTATTTAAATAAATCCCAAAAACTGAATGTAGTTTTCTTGTATACTTTATTGTAAGCAGCCTTTTTTGGATCTTTGATCCAACCAGATCCCTTTTTACCGTAACCAGGAATCACTGCTTTTTTCACAGCTCTTTTTGCCTTTCCAGTAGTTCTAGCGCTAATGGATTTTTTTATACTCGGTTTTCTCATTCCTATTTTCATAAGAAGCCTCCATTTAAATTACATTAAGGTACATAGAAGAAGTGACATAGTTCACAAGTAATTTTTTTATATATTCTTCACAATCATAACCAATTCCATAATAATCCATGAATTTCATATAGTTGATTTGATCTACAGATAAAGCAAATAAATTCATATAATCTTGCAACAGTACTTCAATCATGAATCTATTTGCTTCATCTTCCATTTTTGAGTGGAATACAGTTTTGCTGTAAAGTGATATCAATTCATTGTGACTTAGTGCATGACGTGATTCATGTAGCAATACTTTTTTTTGCTCTAATTCATCTAAATTTTGATTAATGAAAATTGTCCTTAATTTAGGAAGATAAAATCCTTCTGATTCAATATTGGTAATTTCTACATCAATCCCATTTTCCTTCAACAAATCTTCAATGTTATCCATACACTACAACCTCACTCACTTTTTCTACCTTGTAAAAATATCCTTACCGCTTCTTTATCTTGATCGGTAAGTGGTTTTCCGTTCCAAGTCATTGCTCCATCTAAAGCATCATCCAAATCGGTTGGTGGTAATTGAGAATCACTATCCTCCGAGTTATCGGTTCTACCTAGTAGATAATCAACAGATACATTGAAATAATTAGCAATTTCAGTAAGCTTTTCAGCGGATGGTTGTTTTCCACTTTTTAAACTATAGAAATAGTTTTCACTGTATCCTAAATCAATTGTTACTTGTTTCATTGTTTTTGAATGTTTTTTTGCAAGAAATTTTATCCGCTCAAATACTGTCATACCAGCATTCTCCTTTTTTCTTTACAAAAAACCAATAAAAAAGTGTAGTTTTGTGTTGACCTAAACAACACTATAGTGTATATTGGTTTTGTAAGTTAATTGGATAGAAAAAAAGCAAAGTAAAAACACACCTTATAGCATTAAGTTTGGCGACCGAGTGCGATAAAAAAAGGTTTGTTATAGGCTTATTTAACTATGGCTATATACTACACTATAGTATAGTTCGTAGTCAACTAAAAATATACTTTTCTATCCAATTTTCTTTCTAAATAAAAAGAAAGGAAGTGTGTGAAGTGAGTAATATCGATAATGGGCGGGAAGCCATCAAAGAATTTATGAAAGCAAATAATATTTCAGAATACGATTTGGCCACTGCATATGGTAGATCGAGAACTTGGATTCAGCGTGTTTTAAGTGGAAAAGATAAAGGTCCAGCTGTTAACGCCTTTATTCTGGAAGTTATTCGCGATCATAAAATTCGATAGGAGGCAAGTCATGAATATTCTAAGCGAAGAGTTTCTGACTCGATTGAGAATCGCAATTGTTGAAGTTGTAAAGGACGCACTTAGTCAACTTTCAAAAAAGAATTTGTCAGAAACACGATATTTAAAAAAGATCGAAGCTAGAAAATATGTGGGAGGTGTAAACGATCAAGGCTTTGAGAAGTTAATAGCTCACGGTTTAAAAGAAATTCGTATAGATGGCTTTTTGAGATATGACAAAAAGGACATCGATGAACTGATGGCTAAATACAAAATTTAAAAGGAGGTCAACATGGGAAAATTTAACAGAGCATTAGTATTCAGCGCACCGCTAATCATCTACGCTTTAGGACTTTGGGGAAATAGACAAGCGTTGATAGGAACGATCGTTTACATGGTTTGGATTTTTATAGGGCTGGATGAAGCTGAGTATAGAGCGAAAAAGCCAGTCGGGAGGGACTGACTAATGGAGATTATTTATTTCTACAAAGATGAAGAAAACAATATCCCAATTGTTGTCGAGCATACTAATAACCTATCATCAAGTTTATTAAACACTGAAGAATTCAATGAAATGATAAAGCAATTTCCTGAAGCAAAAAACAATTTATACGTACTGGTTGGAAGAACTGAATTTAAATTAAACGCGTAACTGTTTTTCTATAAGTTGAGTTATTACATTGGATGCGATTGATTCTACCATGCTTATAGATACGCTTGAAAATTTAGAGATAATCGATTTTGTATTTGACCAAACTTTTTCATCACGGATTGTATCTAAAAATTTGTGACCTTTCCACGTAATCATTCCAGTAGAAAAAGATGCTAAATCATTATTTACCCATCTAGTATTTGATTTCAGAAATTCTGTTTCATCAAGTTTAGCAAGTGTGTATTTTATAGTCTCACTATCATATTTCGATAGTTTTTCAGAGGCTAAGAAGAAGTCTAATCGTAGAAAACTTCCAAAAGAAATCTCATCCTCGATTAGAAGGAGTATGTCACGTACGCAATCTTGATTTAATTTCATTATAAACACCACCAGTTTTTACCTAAATTATACCAAAAGGAGAGAAATAAAAATGCAAGAATTAGTAATTTTGAAAAATAAAGAAGCTGTGACTACTAGCTTGCAAGTAGCTGAAGCTTCGAAAAGAAACATAAGCATGTGCTAGAAGCAATTGAATCAGTAAAAAGATCGGTCGAAAATTCGGCCAATGTTGAAGGTGTGCTCAATTTTGAGCAGATGTTTGTAGAAGGAAACGAGCCGGACACGTATGGGAGAAGTCGGAGAGTTTTTTTCATGAATAGAGATGGATTTTCCTTGTTAGCTATGGGATTCACTGGAAGTAAAGCAATAAGTTTCAAACTCAAATTTATTGAAGCATTCAACGAGATGGAAGATGTCATTCGTAAAAATACTGTTCCTCAAACGATTGAAGACATGATGATCTACCAATTAGAAGAAATGAAAGATGTAAAAAAAGATGTCTCTATGCTTAAAGATACTATGCGAATTAGCGGACAACAAGAGTTTGAAATTAAGCAAAAAGGAAATATGAAAGTTATGGAAGTTTTAGGAGGTAAAGAAAGCCGAGCTTATGAAGAAATCAGCAAAAAAGTATTCTCAAAATTTTGGTCTGAATTTAAACGTACCTTTTCAATCCCAAGATATGGCGAGTTACCTCGTAAGAGATTCGATGATGCTGTTTCATTTATTGAAATGTGGTTACCAGAAACTGCGATCCGCATGGAAATCGATCAACTGAACAGACAACAAAGACTTTTCGGTGATGAAAATGAATAGAGCTGAAGCGCTAAGAATAGGGACGGTAATTGCTAATCGCTGGTGGAGACACAATAAACCAAGCATCCTAAGCCAACAACATATTGATAAGCAAAAAGCTTGGCAACAAATAAAAAAGTGACTCAGCCGGCAAGCATAGAGTCACAAAACAAAATATATCTAAGGAGAATTTTAGCATATGAATAAAGAACTTTCCACTTTAGATCAATATTTGACTGATTCTGAATGGGGCAAGTCGAATATCAAGGAAACAAATAATCGAAAAATCAGACGAAATCTTTTGACGAACGAAGAACTAGCATGTGATCAAGATGATTTGGGGAATTTTGTGAGTATTTGGGATCATGTCTATCTTATTCATCTATCGAAGCGGTCCAGAAAACCTGAATACATCTATGTCATCGAAGATGGCTTGACTGATGCATTAGAAGAGTACGAAAGGGATAACTTGATTGATATCTCTTATTACGGACCAGGTAAGAAATACATTGCTGAAATGGAGGCAGAATTTGATGAGTGAAGGAACGAAACGCAACGATAACAAATTATTCAATAGTCTGTACAAGATAACCGTCAATGATGTTGTTGAAAAAAGAAACAAACTAACTTATCTGTCCTGGGCATGGGCATGGGCAGAAGTCAGCAAAATCTGCGAAGAAGTAGACTACGAAATCTATCGTGATCCAGAAACGCATCGTCCATACCTCTTTGATGAAAAAACAGGCTATATGGTTTTTACCAGTATCACAGTCAACGGAGTAAAGCGTGACATGTGGTTACCAGTCATGGATGGTGCAAACAAGGCAATGAAAGATGAGCCATATACCTACGAAGTCAATGATTATCAGTGGAATAACGAAACGAAGAAAAAAGAGATTGTTGGAAAAATCGAAAAACGAGTTGAAGCAGCAACTATGTTCGATATCAATAAGACGATCATGCGCTGCCTAGTAAAGAATCTTGCTATGTTTGGACTTGGTTTATATATTTTTGCAGGTGAAGACATGCCAGAAGATGTCTCGATGCTTGAACCAGCTACTCAAAGAAGCAAAAAGCTATTCTTAGATGCTTTGCAATTGGTTGCTAACAAGTACGATAAATCAATTGATGAAGCAATTGTTGCATTGACTGATGCGGCTTCTATAACCGCTGATGACAGTAAATGGACCAAGAGAGACTTGGGCATTCTAAAACGAGGCGTTAATTGGCTTGAAGATCAGTACAGAGAAGAAACAAAAGAGAAGTGATATGAGTGTTTAAACCATTAATCGATTCATATTCAGCAGTTCTGAAAAAGTTCAAAGGAAAAGACATAGGTGCAACGATCAATGAAGAAGTGAACATTGATCGACTAAAGACGATGTATGACGGCTACGATGGCGATCGAGTCATTGAAATTCGTTTTATTGATCCTAGACGTTTCACTGTACAGCAACGAAACTTCATCTATGCGCTGATAGGCGATATTTTTATCGATACAGGCATGCCAACGGACTTCTGGAAGGAATTCTTCTACTTCCGTTTCGAAGGTGTCACAGGGCGCGAAATAAGCCTCAAAGACGAATCGAGCACAACCGTGAGTGATGCCAATGTCTTAGCAAATATCATCTTAGATTTCATCTTTGAACATCATATTCCTTTCAAAGAAGGCTATGAGATTTTACCAGCGAATCAAGAATATTACTTCTACAAATGCATCACAAAAAGAGTCTGCTGCATCTGTGGCAAAACAGGAGCTGATATCGATCACTTTGATAAAGCGTTAGGAAGACGAAAGCGCAAAGAAGTTGATCATTCAGAGTACACATTTGCAGCACTCTGCAGAATTCATCACACAGAGAAGCACAAGATAGGTGTGATCAATTTCAAAAATAAGTATCAAATCAAAGGGATCAAGTTAAACCAGGAAACAATCAAGAAATTAAGAATCGGAGGATGAAAAGTGGACCACAGAAGTTATTACGCTATCATACCTGCAAATGTTAGGTATGACGATTCTTTGATACCTAGTGCAAAACTTCTTTATGGAGAAATCACAGCTCTATGTAATGAGAAAGGTTATTGCTGGGCTAGCAATGAGTACTTTGCCAATCAGTACGGTGTAGGGAAATCAACGATTCAAAATTGGCTGAAATCTCTTGAAGAAAAAGGCTATATCTATCGAGAAGTGAAGTACAAAGAGGGTAGTAGAGAAATCGAGGCTAGGTATATCAGAATTTTGGGTGGGGGTCACCCAGAAAAATGGGTGGGGGGTCACCCAGAAATCTATCAAGATAATAATACATCTATTAATAATACATTTAATAATACAAAAGAATATATAAGAGAGTTACCGCCTTCGAAAAAATCGAAGGCTAAGCCCATCCGTCACAAATACGGAGAGTATAAAAATGTTCTTTTGTCAGATGAGCAGATGGAGAAACTCAAAATAGAATTCCCTAATGACTATCAAGAACGAATAGAACGGCTATCTGAGTATTGTGAATCATCTGGTAAGACTTATAAAAACTATTTGGCAACTATTCGAAGTTGGGCAAGAAAAGAAAAAAGTGAGCCTAAGAATGCAATTAGTGGATACAAGCGCACAGGAAGACGAGAGAAGCTTCCTGAATGGGCAATCGACCAAGAAGCCTATCTTAAGAAAAAAGCGCTAGAACGAGCTAATAGACAATCAAAAGCACCATTCTAAGAGGTGGAAAATTGAAAATCGATTATCTAGAACTAATTAATGAAATAGCAAAGTATAAAACTGGTGAGGAAATAGAAATCCTGAGAGACGTATATGATCAACTCGAAGAAGCTGGAATCGAAGGAATTAAGAATGATCGTTCAAGTTGGAGTAAACTCAGATACTATTTCGCACTCTATATCGATGCAACACAATTAAGAAATTTAGCATATACCAAATTACTATTTGTTGATTGCATTAAAGGATTGCAAAAACATCTTAGTGAACTTGAGCAGGTGTAATCAGTTGGATCTAAAGACATTTACAGCACAGATTGAACTAATGCATCAAGAAGCTTTAAGACAAAGTGTGTCGTACGAAGACAAGTGGCTCAACACGTTCCACGGCGGACGTGAGAGCGCACTTGATCAAGTACTCAAATTATTGAAAGGAGAATGTCGGGATGGATAAGAAAGCAGCAATGAAAAGAATTGCTGAATTAACCAAGTCAGAATCTTGGCAAGAAGACAAAGAAATAGTTGCAGAAGTCCAAAAGCTCGGCAAATCAATGTGGACTGAAAAGCCTAAACGGAGAACGCCGAGAAAGATTGCAATCTGGCATGGTGATCGAATTCTAGTAACGGGTACAGCTGAACAGTTATCTGAAATTACTGGACTGAGCAAAAACATTATTTGGGATAGAGCTAGGAGCTTATGGATTGATTCAAAAGGACGACAGTTTAGGTATGTGGAGGAGAAATAATGATGAAAATATCAATTGTAACACTACAAGGAATTATAAATGAAAGTAAAAATGATTTGACTGTAGATGAATTACTAGCTAGAGCCAATATCGGAGAAGATGATATCGATTGGGAAGATTACGAAGTGTTACGAGAATGGACAAGCGTGTTAGTTAACGAAGCACTAGATGCAATATTGATGAGAAGTGCGTTTTGTGCTGAGGAGGAGAAAAAATGAATTTAAATTTCAGAAGTGTAATCGAAAGAAATTTCGAATTAATTTATAAGATACCTAAGGAAGTTGAAGAGCGATATGAGGAATTGACCTCATTTAATCGTGGCTATGACTTTAATAAAGAAATCAAAGAATACGTTATAAGCTTTGTAGAACAATTTAGCGAGTTTCTAACTCCAGAAAATGAACGGCAATTTAATGAACGTCTAGTGAACTATAACAAACTAGTTGTCGAGTTAAAAACCAATATTCTACAAGCGACAACCATTCCATCAGTGATGATTTGCGGACCAGCAAATTATCCTACTAGAAGAAAACAAAAAGAAGAAGAACGGATCTATCAATTAGAAAGTGAATTATATTCAAAAAATGGTAAGCATGCTCGTTATATTGAGAATACGAGAAAGATGTTTGATCCAGTTATGATTGATCAAAAGATTGAAATTGATAAAAAACGCAAGGAAAAAGCAGAAGAGAAAGGTTGGAAGGACTTTTACAAAGAAGTGGATCATGATGAACTAGCAGGATACGGCTTTGATGTAGAAAACAATCGACTTTATTTAGTCACTCATGGTAAGCCATCAGATGATGTACGTACTTTGTTAAAAAAAGCAGCATTGAGATGGTCTCCTAGAAATAAACGTTGGCAAAGAATTTTAACTGTGAATGCTATAAATTCAGTAAATCGAAATGTTATGAATGGACTTGGATTGCCACAAATGGAGGAGAAAAAATGAACGAACTAATCACAAAAGTAGAACAGTGGGCAAAAGATAAGGGATTGGATCATGCAGATCCAAAAGCACAGTTTTTGAAAGTAGCTGAGGAATTCGGAGAAATTGCTTCGGCGATGGCAAGAAGTAATGATGAGCTATTTAAAGATAGTGTAGGAGACGTTATCGTCACGCTGATTATCCTTTCCATGCAAAAAGGGACAAACGTACAAGAGTGTTTAGAAATGGCATACAACGAAATCAAAGGACGCACAGGGAAAATGGTAGATGGTGTATTCGTGAAGTCGAGTGATTTGGAGGACAGCAAATGAGTACAACAGAAATTTATGCAATAGAGAAAAATGGGGACGTTGTACCTTACGGATCAGCTCAAAATAGCTGGTTAGGTGGTATGCACGTCTGGAATAGCTTAAGTGAAAAATATGATCTTGGTGAGGGGATGATGTTTGGATTTGATCGTACTTGGAATTGTTTTGGAAAAGGCATTTACGAAGAGTACGAAGATGTTGTGCTGGGCAGTACATTCGACAACGTCATTGTTCTAAAAGAAAATATTGATCAGTTACTAACTAGTTTTAAAAAATATTACAGTGTTTATCCCAATTCAAATTTTGGACAGCAAATTGAAGTGATAGAAGCTATGAAAGCAGATGAGAACATAATTGGCGTAGCGTGGTGTCAAACGTCGGTTGCGGATGATCTTTGGGACTATGGATATGATGAGGAAAAAGATAAAGTCATTCCATATAACATTTTCAAAGGTGAAAACCATGGGGAACTTTTCGATTTGTTAGGGGACAACAAATGAGAATCTTAGAGATTGTTTGGGAAGTAATTAAACTTATTTTCAATATGTATTTTACGTTCTGGTTGGTGTGCTGTCTCCTATATGGATGCAAATGGCAAGTAGGAAATTTCATGAGCGTTAAAATACCAGGGATATTGAGACGGAGTAAGAGAGCTTACGAGGAGGACAGCGAATGATACCGAGGTTTCGAGCGTGGTACACACCATTTAAAGGTGAAACATTTGGACAAGAAATGAAATATGGGCAAACAGGAAGGTTGATCACTCATGCTGAAATGGCTCCAGATAAATATGTGCTTATGCAATCCACAGGAATGAAAGATAAGAATGGTGTGGAGATATTTGAAGGGGATGTAGTATCAGTCAGCGTGCGAAATGGATTCGATTACTTAGATAATAAAGTTTGTATTGTCAAAAATTCAATAGGACATTCGGGATTAGTTTGTGCCACTGTTGATGAAGATTTAGAGTATCGAATTTTTAACACAGAGCTGTTTGAAGAATACACGTATGAAGTCATCGGAAATATATACGAGAATAGCGAGTTATTGGAGGAGAAATAATGAAACTAAAAGACGGATTTTACGCTAGTAGTCATGGTATCGGCGGTTTAATGCTAGATATGCCGACAAAGAACCCTAAAACACGTAAGAAACCAAAAGTCAAAGTCGGTGACATGGTTCGCTGTGAAGCAGAGGAGTTCATCTATCCGTTTCGTGGATATGTAGAGCATCTCTATAATCACTCAGCAATCATCCGCATTGAAAACACGATGGAATGTGACAAGTGGTTAGCGAAAAGCAAAGAGAATTTAGCTGTAGCGAGATTGGTGGATATGGAAGTTATAAAATCTTAATTTTGCTTTTTTACAACTATCCTACAACAATGAGCGTTATTCCACAACTGGAAGGAGAAGAGGCAATTGTGAACATTTTAGAGAATATAGATATTAAGCAAACAAGGAAAAATGCTAGACGATTACTAAAAAGATACAGAAATTTAGAACGTTTGGTCGGACCAGTGAAAATAGACTTTTCCGTGATGACTGTTACCAAAAATTTGAAATTCACAATTGACAGTCAAAACGAAGAAATCATTGAAGCGATAAGTACTCGAGATTCGGTTATCGAAGCATTAACACGGCTAAGTAGAATCCATTTCCAGGTACTTTATTATAGTTATTGTTTTCCTAATAAGATGTCGATGTATCAAATAAGAGAAAAATTAGGATATTCCGATAGAACTATCGAGAGAATGAAGGCAGTAGCTTTGGTTGAATTTGCTGAGGCGTATAAATCAGGAGAACTCATTTCACGTACAAAATAAAAAAGCCGGATCGCTCCGACTATGAATAATATTTCCGACATAAGTATTATATCATAATTGGGGGAATCAGAGGATGGTACTTTTCGATGTAAAGAAATATGAGACACCAAGCGCGAAAGATGTTGATATGGAACGCACAAAACATAATGTCGCTGTGTTTCTTTCAGCATATCTATCAGCTAGATGTAGAGTAGGGCAGCCTCGTGAGCCAAAAGTGACAGCATCATACTCCTTGGTTCCACCATCTACAGCTAATCATGATTTTGAAGCCGAAAGAATGTTGATTGATAAAGAAGAAGCACAAGAAGAATTTGAGTATTTGCATAAATTGTTTATTAGAGGATACTCTGCTATACAGCATCCGCACAAACCCGATGTGACTGAAAGGCGCAAGAAGATATTCTATGATCGTTATATCAATGGTCTGCCCATTTATGTAACTGCTCAAAGGAATAATACTAGCGAAGAATCGGTTAAAGTAGAATCAAACAGAATTATCATCCAATTTGCTTCATCGTTAGAACTGGTTGCTTTCAAGTAGCCAGTTTTTACACTTTTTATACCCTTTTATTACCAATTTGGTTTCCATTTTATACCTTTTTTATACCAATCACTTACCTATTCAATGTTGTATTATGGTAGTGTCGAAAGATTAGTGATAGGTCTGAGACAAAATAATAATAAAAGGAACATCGTTTTATTATTGTTTCACAATTAAGCTTCGATAGACAGCAACGGAAATATTAAGAATAAGGATGTGAATTCCAACTCCTTCTAAATTGTTCTTATTATCTATCATCCGTTGCTGTCTATTGTCATTATGTCATTGTGGCGGAAAGGGTAGACGCATTGAGGGAGAGAGTACATGCGTATCGGAAACGTATATCTGATATCAAAAGTCCCTTATCAAAAATTATTGTACTCATGCAAGGTTCGATTCATTGCCAGTGACTTAAGGAACCTACGGAAACAATTCATCTTATCGGATGCCGATGAATTGGCTGACTAGTCGGGATGCTACTAGCAGTTAGAAGGCATAAAATACTAGCGCAGACGTGCGCCACTCTCAGGTGTAGGTTAGGAGAGAAACATTAGTTGGGGTTATTAGGAATACGATAACCTGCTTGCGACAAAGCTTTGTACTGTCGCGTTGGTCATGAACAGAGACGGTATTCTGTTTCAGTATTCGTTAGCAACCGAGGGATGTGGCAGTGGTGAGGCGCAGGAAGTATTAGACTTGTCTGTGTGTAGGTTGCTATTACATATTAGATCACTCTTTGAGTGGTCTTTTTATTTTGAAAGGAGTTTTATCTATGAATGATTTTCATGAGGCTGTACTTACTTTTGATGTTCCAGCGGGTATGGGGCAAGTTTATAAAAAAGCAATTGAAGATGATAACAGTAGGCATTGGATTAAAAACGAAATAAAAGATGGCGATGGAAATATTGTGATCAGCAATATCAAGCCAGTATGGAATGGTAATTATTGCAATGTTGATATTACTGATGGAGTACGCGGTCATTCGAAATTAACTATCACATTGCTTTCTAGAACATTGCCAAACTTACAAGAACAGGTTGATTGGTATAAACGTATGGGTGCAAAAGTAATCAGTACAAATTACAAAGGAGAGAATCAAAATGGTAATGAGAAAAATTAGATCATCAATTACTGGAACGGAGTATTGGGATTCAGAAAAGAAAAAGACTGTTGTGGTTCCGAAAGGTCAAGAACCTGATTTTGAAGTAACGGAAGAAAAAGGAATCTTAATTGATGATGGAAGTTTTATGACTATCAAAGGTGAACCAATAACTAATAGCAATGAAGTTCTTGATAGTGATGGCAACACTACTAATGACTTTGATGGAGACGAAGCTACTAATGATCAGTTCGCTGAAGAAACGGATGAACTGGACAACATGACTGCAAAAGAATTGCGTGCATATGCTAAGAAACATGGTATTGATATTCCTGGCGCTATCCGTGCAAAAGGCGACATCCTAAAATTTATCCGTGAAGCAGAATGAAGTATTGTCAGTTTGACGGATGTACGAACAAGATAGCAAAGGGAATATATTGTACTGAACACAAGCAATCAAGTAAATCACGTAAGAAGAAGCAACAAGCAAAGTCTGTTTATCATCATGAGAACAAACCATTCTATCGAACGCAAGCATGGAAAGATATGCGTCAATTTATTTATGAAAGAGAAGGTGGTCATTGTCAGCGGTGTGGTCAGTTCATATTTGGAAAGAGAGCACACGTCCATCACATTGTACCAATCAAAGACAACGAACTGCTTAAGCTTGATCCAAACAATCTCATGCTATTATGTTCAAAATGTCATCCAATTGTTGAAAACGAAACGGAAGACAAAAAAGTTTTTCCTTCGTATTTCAATTGAAGCCCCCCTATTCATTTTCAAAATTTTTTCGCGTGGGGAGATAGGGTAGCGGGGAGTCACGTGCATCGTTAGGTCAAATTTTTCAAAAACAAAGGGGGGTGTATAAAAAAATGACGACTAAAGCGCAACGTAAAGCGATTATTGATGAAAAAGTAAGTGCTGAAAAAGCTCGTATCTTAGAAATAATGCGTAAGTCTGATTTGTACACTATCACTCTTGATCCGCTTATTGAATCATATCTGGATATTTTTGAAATATACCAACATAAATATTTATTGTGGAAAGAAAAAGGTTTTCCAGAAACTCAAAAATTCACGAATAAATCAGGTGCTACTAATCAATCAAAACATCCGTTAGCGCAACAAGTAGAAACTTGGGCAGATAAGAAGATGAAAGCTCTGGATTTATTAGGCTTAACGAACAAAGCAAAAACTGGTAGACAAATTACTGGAGGATCGACTGCAAGAAAAGATGAAGAAATTACACGTCCGGAAGTAAAACCAGTAGATGAACTAGCAGCGCACAGAAATAAATGGCGTAAGAAGGCAGGTGCTGAAAAATGATTGAACCTGGTGTAAATTATGCTGATTTATTTGCAAAAGAAGTAAGAAAGAAACCTAAGAAGTATCCTAAAACCGTTCGTTTAGCAATAGATCGTTGGTATAGGTGGAAAAAAAGAAAAGACATTTGGTTTGATGTAGATCGGGCGAATGAAATGATGGATTGGGTAGAAACATTTATTGTTCACACAAAAGGAGAAATGGTAGGAAAACCATTTCTTTTAGAATCCTGGGAAAAATTTATTTATTCTTGGATTTATGGTTGGGTTAAAGAAAATGAAAAAGGACAAACTGTTCGCGTTACTCGTGAGGCTTATGTTCAAATCCCAAAAAAGAATGGTAAAACATTGATTGCCGTAGGTTCATTAGGTTATGCAATGTACGGTGAAGGTGCTTTATCAGTCGATTGTTATGCGTGCGCCTCTGATTTTGCTCAAGCTCAATATGCTGCTAAACCTTTTGCGGCTACCATCTTAAACAATCCAATTCTACTTGAAGGAACAAAAATATTTAAAGGACCAAAGGGAACTGTTTCTAGTATCACTTATGATTATATTCATAAAGATATGGCTTACTCGAATAAATTTATTGTTCAAACGAAGAATATTGATAACATTGAGGGTTCAAATCCATATTTTGTGTTGAATGATGAATTGCATAAGCAAGAGAAAATGGAACAGTATGACAATTTTAAGTCTGCTCAAATATCTTTACCACAGCCATTGATGTTTAATATCTCAACTGCTGGGAAAGGTTCGTCGTCTGTTGGAATGCGTGTATATCGCGAAGCAAAAGAAGTGTTGAAACGCGATGATAATGATTCAAACTTTGTTCTAATCTATGAGCCAAATAAAAATTATGATTGGACGGATAGAAAAGTCTGGGAAATGTGCAATCCTAACTGGGGAATATCAGTCGATTTATCTGCTTTAGAATCGGCATTTAAAACAGCGCAACGGTCAGCTCATTCCAAAGCTGAATTTCTAACGAAACACTTGGATGTATTTGTGAACGGCGCGGATAATTTCTTTGAACAGGATCAAGTAGAGCCATGTTTAGTTACCACACAAGAACTTGGTGATTTAAGTGGCGAACCATGTTATATCGGTTTAGATTTATCACGTACACGAGATTTGACCTGTGTATCTTTAAACTTCCCAACATGGGATGAAGATGGTAAAGCGGTTCTTAAAGTAAAGCAACTCTATTTTATTCCGAATGAAGATTTAGAGTTTCGAGAAAAAGAAGATAATGTTCCTTACAGTGATTTGGCTGAACAAGGTTTCGTTGAATTTTGCGATGGAAAAATGATTGATCAAGATCAGATTTTGCAGTACATAGAGGACTGCATGGATTTATATGATATTCAGCAAGTAAATTATGATCCAGCAATGAGCGATAAACTTGTTGAGAAACTAGAAAACTTAGGATTGGAATGCGTTGAGGTTGCCCAATATCCTAAAGTATTGAATGCACCTTTTGACGATGTCGAGCGGTTGTTTTATGAGAAACGGATTCAATTTGATAATCCATTATTCCTATATTGCACTTTAAACGTTGTAGCAATTACTAACATCAATGGACAAAAAGCGCCAAGTAAACGCCAATCAAAGAAAAAGATTGATGGGTTCGTGGCGTTTTTGTGCGGTCATAAGGAAACGATGAATCAAATGACAGATATTGATTCGGATGAGTTAGATGATTATCTAAGTTCCATTTATAGATAAATAGAAAGGCGGTGAGAAAAATTGAAATTACGTGATCGGTTATCGAATGCAGTTTATTCTTTTATGGAAAAACGTGGATATATCGAGGATATTTTTGGACACTACACACGTTATGGTCAAAGATATGTGACGGATTCATCTATCATGGAATCTTCTGATGTTTATGAATTAGTTCAAGACATATCCAATCAGGTGGCATTGGCCACACCGATTGTTATTGGTCCTGATGGCAACGAAGTCAAAGATCATCACTTGCTAAAGATTTTGAAGAGTCCAAATGATTATTTGACCGGATTCGAATTTACTAAATTGGAAACAAATACTTTATTGATCAATGGTGAGACATTCCCATTAACGGATAGGGATCAACTCCATTTGGCGTACGGTGTAACAACTAAGATCAATGAACGACTTCAAGAAGAATTTGAAATGAATGGTCAAAAAATACCTGGTCAAATGATTCGACACATTAAGAACATCGGAACTGATTCATTAAAAGGTGCTGGAATAATTGATCTTGCAAGAAACACTCTGGAAGGCGTTCTGAGCGCTGAAAAAGTTTTGACGGATAAATATACTAAAGGCGGTTTACTTGCGTTCATGCTTAAACTAGACGCCCACATCAATCCAAATAATAGCGCCCAAACAAAAATTGTCAAAGCTATATTGGATCAACTGGAAGGAACGCAAAATGAGAGTGATCATTCTGTTAAGATGATTCCTTTGGGAAAAGGATATTCCATCGAGACATTAAAAAGTCCTGTTGATGATGCGGCAATTTTGAACTATTTAGGTGTTTACAAAAAAGACTTAGGAAAATTTCTAGGAATCAATGTTGATACGTATCAATCGCTGATGAAGACAGATATTGAAAAAGCGATGATGTATCTGCACAACAAAGCAATCAAACCAATATTGAAAAACAAGAGCGAACATTACACCGCTCTTTTTTTTATGCCTAATTCTGGCTATAGAGTGGAATGGAAAATTAATATTTTGGATTTTGTTCCTTACTCAACAAAAACAAATATTGGCTACAACATCGTTCGTACCGGGATTACAAGTCCAGATAACGTGGCAGAAATGCTTGGTTTTCCTAAACAGAATACTCCAGAAACACAAGCTATCTATATTTCAAATGACTTATCTAGGATTGGCCAGAAAAATGCAACAGATGATTCCTTACCAACGAATGATCAAGACTTGAAAGGAGGTGAGGGAAATGAAGAAGAAGGAAATTCGCACGATTGACATCACCAACCTTTCAACGCGTTCTGATGAAGAAACTCATACGAGGACCATTAGTGGATATGCTGCTGTATTCAATAGCCCAACACTATTATGGGACGATTTGAGTGAAGTAATTGCACCAGGCGCTTTTGCTAGAACGATTAGTAACTCCGATGTACGTTGCTTATTTAATCACGATTGGTCTAATGTACTAGGGCGAACCAAAAGCGGAACCCTTCGATTGTCAGAAGACGATCATGGTTTGAAATTCGAAGTCGATTTGCCAGATACAACGGTAGCAAGAGACTTGGTTAAATCTATGGAACGCGGAGACATTAATCAATGTAGTTTTGGATTTGTACCAACTGAAGAAACATGGGATTACAATTCAGAACCTATGCTTCGAACAATTAGCGAAGTGGAATTATATGAAGTTTCTATTGTTCCTTTGCCGGCTTATGAAGATACAGAGGCAGCGCTAAGGAGCCGTGATGATTTAGAAAAAAATATTGCACAAAGAAAAGAATTAATCAAAAAAATTAATCAAGCGCTAGAAGCGTAGGAGGAAACTATTATGGACAAAGAATTATTGAAAAAAATGAAGGCACGTCGCGAACAACGTTTAGCTGAACTACGCCAAAAAATTGAATCTGAGGAATTACGTGAAGCAGATTTAGAAGCCGTGAAAGAAGAAATTGATAGTGTTATTGATGAATTGAACGGAATTAAAGACGAATTAGGCGCAGATTCTGGAACTGATGAAACAGACGACAATACAGATGATCAATCGAATAGTACGGATTCAGACGAAAGCCGTTCTGGTGAAGACAACGATCAAGAAGAAGATTCAGACAGTGAAGATAGTTCAGAAAATCGTTCTGGAATGATTACTCAACAGCAACGAGATGGATTACTTGGATCAATTAAGAACGGATTGGAGGCACGTGCAAAAATGACCAAGAAACAAAAAGATCAACAACTACGAAAAGCATTTGCTAATTTTGTAGTTGGAAATATTTCTGAAGCAGAAGCTCGAGCTTTAGGGATTGAAGCTGGCAACGGTTCAGTTACTGTCCCAGAAGTAATTGCATCTGAAGTTATTACTTATGCTCAAGAAGAAAATTTACTTCGTAAATACGGAACAGTGGTGCGAACATCAGGAGATGTCAAATATCCAATTCTTGTGAAGAAAGCAGATGCGAATGTAAACAAGAAAGAGCGTTCAACTGATATTGCTGAAACAGCTATTCAGTTTGATGAAATTTTGCTTGATCCTGCCGAATTCGATGCTTTGGCAACAGTAACTAAAAAATTACTAAAAATGTCTGGTGTTCCAGTTGAAGATATTGTTGTGGAAGAATTGAAAAAAGCTTATGTGCGTAAAGAAATCAATTATATGTTCAATGGTGATGACGCTGGAAATGAAAATCCTGGTGCATTAGCCAAAAAGGCTGTAGCATTTGAAAAAACTTTAGATCTAACTGCTGCAGGTGCTGGGCAAAAATTATATGATGCATTAATCGAATTTAAAAATACACCAGTGACAGAAGTGATGAAAAAGGGACGCTTTATTATTAATCGAGCTGCTTTGACTGCTATTGAAAAAATGAAAACAGATGATGGATTTCCTTTGTTGCGTCCATTTACACAAGCAGAAGGTGGAATAGGTTACCAATTAGTTGGCTATCCTGTGGATTGGACAGATGCAGCAGATAAAAAAGGCGAACCAGATACGCCAATCTTATATTTTGGTGATTTTTCTGCGTTCAAAATTCAAGAAGTTATTGGTGCCTTGGAAATTCAAAAACTTGTTGAAAAATTCTCTGGTAAAAATCAAATTGGATTTCAAATTTACAACTTGCTAGATGGCCAATTGGTTTATTCTCCATTTGAACCAGCGGTATATCGCTACGAAATTACAAAACCAGTTGGTGATTAAGATGGAGAATCAAACTAAAGAATTGTCTTTAGAGGAAAAATTCAAATCACATATTCATTTTGAAGAGGGCATGGATGATTCTTTGCTCTCTTTTTATTTAAATATGGCAAAAGATTATGTCAAAACAGCAACTGGTGGCCAACAAGAATATCTTATTTTGATGGTTGCCGGCATTGCCTATGAATATAGAGTTTCAGAGGATGAACTCGACAAAGCTATGAATGCTATGACGCCATTTATCGTGCAAGGAGCGATTCAAAATGCCGAAGAGACAGACTAATAATCTCAGATGGAAAGCCGAATTGCTAGACATCAAAACAGGAACAGACGGAAACGATCGTCCAACTACAATTTACGAATTTAAGCGCCCAATATTCTATGAAGAACTCGGTGTGACTTCTCAAGAAAAATATTTATCACAGCAAGCCAAGACGGACGTTGTCAGGCGAATTAGAGTAAGATGGGATAAATCTATCACAGAGAAATTCAGTGCGCTCAAAATTGATTCTGTGACGTATAACATTACTCGCATTTATACGAATCCCGATACAAGAGAAATGGAGCTGAGTTTAGCTTATGTCGATTAGCTTTGATGAATTGAAAACAGCTCTGAAATCAACGAAGTTACCAGTGTTCAGAGACAAAGCCAGATTAGGAACGATGTATCCATACATCGTGTACTCAAATGTGAGTAACAGTAAAAAAATGGCATCCGGTAAAGTCTATAAAAAATTACCGTATTATCAAATTTCTTTTTTCACACTTGGAACAGAACAGGATTTAGCTGTTATTGAAGAAGCATTACAAAATGCTGGTATTCCATATTCAGATTTTACAGGTATACAAGGTGATGAGAACGACGATACCGTGACCAACTATTACACATATGTGAGGTGTGTGGAAAATGCTAAGTAATAAGAATGGTTTTTCTGAAATGTCGGATTATTTAGGAAACCTTTCAAAGGTAGATCCGAAAAAAATATCAATAGAATCTTTAGAAGAAGCTGCTAATTTTTACATGAAGCAACTATTGCCTAAGATACCTAAGTCATTATTAAAGAAAAAACATATGAAAGATCATGTAAAAGTTGTAGTAGAAGATGATCGAGTAAAAGTCCAATTTGAAGATACAGCCTTTTATTGGCGTTTTGCTGAAAATGGGACAACAAAGCAACGCGCTCAACATTTTGCAAGTGGAACATATGAGCAAAATAAGCAACAGATTGAAGAAATTATGACAAAGAAAATTATTAAAATGTGGGAAGGATGATCTAAGTGGGAAAGCAAGATACTTTCTATTTTGAAGGATTAGACGATATATTGATTGGTATGATGGCTACTCCTGATACTGTTGGAGAAGCACCAACTTATAGCGAGATTGTTCGTTTGCCAATTGCTACAAAATTAGGAATAAAGGGAAATGGAACAGCTCTTGAAAAATGGGCATCTAGTAAAATGTTTCGGCGTGTAAGTCGAGAAACAAAACATGAGTTAGCTCTGGATCATGTAGGAATTCCAATTGCTGTTATGGACGAATTGAAAGGTTTGATTGCTGAAAGTGGTGTAACCTTTGGTAAAAATACTGCTCGTGAATTTCCTTATTTCGCATTTGGTTTTATTGGAAATATTGAAAACGGTGGAAAGAAAGCTGTTTGGTATCCCAAAACACAGTTGTCCAATGTTATTGATGAAGAATATGCTACTGCTGATGATGAAACGAAAATTGATGATGTAACTGCGAACTTCATTTCATCTGGATTGAAGTATAACAACGTAATGTATTCAAGCTTTGATTCAAATAGAGACGGAGCTTCTCTAGAATTATTTAATAAATTCATTGCTCAACCTGTATACGATGAAGAACAGTGGAAAACATTGGCTAAAGTTGGAGGTGCAGGTTAATGGCTCGGTTATCTGATTATGGAATTCACGTTGAAGACTTAAAAAATTCTGCTATTGTCACTATTCAAGGGGTAGAATTACCTATCTCATTTACTATGCAAACAATGGAATTTATAGCAGATGTATATGGTGGAGATTATTCGCAATTCGAATCTGATATGAATGCCATGCTATATAAAAAAGAAGGAAAAATTTCTTCTGCTAACTTATCACCTAGTGACTTAAAAATCATGCGTGCCTTGATTTATGCAATGTTGCGCACTGGTGGTTTAGAGGAAGATCCAGAAACTATTTTTAAATTCTTAGGAATGAGTGGAGAGGTGTTGTCTGCTTATAGTACCTGTATGGAAATTTTTGCTAGTCAGACATTTCAGGTAGAAGACCTAAAAAAATCCAAGAAGCCACAAGACTTTCAAAAAGCGCAAGCAAAAAGAAAGAAAAACAAAAAGAATCGGAAGAAATAGGAACTCCTTGGAGTTTTTATATTTATGTTGCTCTCACTCTATTAAATTGGAGTGAGAGTTTCTTTTTGAAATCTACGCCTAACTTGTGGCTGAAATCATACCTACAGTGGTTACAACAAAATACTGAGTTTGAGCCACCTCAATCCATAACTATGGATAAGAGTCCTTGGTGGTAGGAAAGGAGCGCTAAAATGTCAGGGAAAGAATCAGATGTTGTTTTAAATTTTAAAACGAATGGCGAAGTTAGCTATTCAAAAACAATTAAAGAAATCAATAAAGAAATGAACTTAGCAGCTACTGAGTACAAAAACCAAGTGTCTGCCATGGATAAGGATGCAACTCAAACAGAGAAATTAACAGCTGCTAAGAAAAAATTAGAAAAACAACTTTCTTTAGCAGAAAAGCGAACCCAGATGTTAAGGGAAGAGTATGAAAAATCAGTTAAAGAAACTGGTGAATATTCAGACCAATCTCAAAAACTCTATAAAAGACTTTTGGAATCTGAAACAGGAGAAAATAAACTGCGTTCTGCATTAGAGCAAACTAATGATGCATTAAAAGAACAGGGGAATGTTTCTGTTGATACCGCAAAAAAACTTCAAAAAATAGAAGAAGTTGGTGATAAAATTTCAGGTGTTGGTAAGAAACTATCTGTAGGAATTACGGCTCCTTTAGTTGGAATTGCGGCCATCGGGACTAAGACAGCGAATGAATTGAATACAGCTCAAACACAAATTCAAGCAGCATTTGGTATGACAGAGTCAGAAGCAAAAAATTTAAATCAAGCAGTAAAAGATGTTTTTGCTTCGGGTATGGTTGATAGCATTGATGAATCTAAAGAAGCTGTTATCCAGTTAATTAATCAAATGCCAAAATTAAAAAACGAAAGCTCTGAATCTATAAAAGATATTATTTTACAAGCAAAATCTTTAGAAGAAACATTCGATTCTGATATGGAAGAGACGTTAAAAGGCGCCAATGCTTTGATGACGAATTATGGAATGTCTGGTCAAGAAGCGATGGATATGATTACAGTAGCTACTCAAAATGGTTTAGATAAATCACATGAGTTAGGTGATAACTTAGCTGAATATGCTATTCAATTTAAACAAAATGGTTATTCAGCTCAAGAAATGTTTGAAGTGTTAGATTCAGGACTAAAAGGTGGCGCGTACAATCTTGATAAGGTCAATGACTTGGCAAAAGAGTTTGGCATTCGAATCTCTGACGGCTCAATTCAATCAGCAGTTGAGGAATTAGGTGGAGAGTGGCAAGAACTCTATAATACTATGAAAGATGGAGGCGCAAGCAATGAAGAAATATTTGATGCCTTAGCTAAAAAGATTTCTCAAGTTGGTGATGACACAGAGAAAGCAACTCTTGTTTCCACAATATTTGGCTCTTTAGGGGAAGATAATGCTACAAAGGTAATTGAAGCGATGGCTGGCTTATCTAAAGAAACGGAAAGTGTAAAAGGCAGTTATGATGATGTGACTGGTGCTGGGAAAAATTTATCAGATCAAATGCAAGAAACAGTGACTTATCAAAGTGCTATGAATGAGCTTATGCTAGCCGGAGCAGATGTTGGCGAAGTATTTGCTCCGTATATTCAAATGGCTGCTGATACCGTTAAATCTTTCGCACAATGGTTTCAAAGTTTAGATACAAATACTAAAAATTGGATTGTAACAATTGGACTTATAGCGGCTGCAGTTGGTCCTGCTCTTGTTGTTTTAGGAACATTGGCGGGGTCGGTATCTAATCTTGTTAAAGGAGTTCAAGGGTTTAAAAAAGTGTGGGGAGGACTCTCTGATTTATTTGGTTTAACCGGAGGTTGGGTAGCAATAGCTGTCATTGCAATAGGAGCATTAATTGCAGGGTTAGTATGGGCCTATAATAATGTTCAATGGTTTCATGATGGGGTAAATGCTTTCTTCAAAGGCGTATCAGATGTAGCCGTTGAGATATTTAATTTTGTAGGTGGATTTATTAGTAATGTTTTTGGGGGGATTGTAGCAAATTTCAACAATTTTTTTAATGCTGGAAAACGAATTTTCAATGGATTTATCGATTTTGTAACAGGAGTATTTACTGGGAATTGGTCAAAAGCATGGCAAGGTGTTGTGGATATTTTTGGAGGTATTTTCGATGGTATTGTTGCTGTGGGAAAAGCTCCTATCAATGCCATGATTGGTTTGATTAATGGATTTATTGGTGGACTGAATAATATCAAAATACCAAAATGGGTTCCTGGTATCGGCGGCAAATCATTTTCTATATCTAAACTACCTTATTTAGCTCAAGGTGGTCATTTAATCAATGGTCAAGCGATTGTTGGGGAAGCTGGTCCAGAGTTATTGACTGCAAAGAATGGAAAAACAACGGTTACTCCATTATCTGACGAAGAAAAACGTAGAGGTATTGGCGGAAAAGTTTCTGGCGGTAATATTGAACAGCATATCCATATTGCAAAAGTTGATGCAAATAACCCATCAGAATTAGATCGAATGAACCGTAAATTTGCAAGAGCTAATCGACAAGCTATTTATGATTTGGGAGGTGTTCCGGAATGAGTCAACGATTCATGAAACCAGATGAGCCGAATTTTATCTGGAAAAACTTAAATGCTACTCTCGATATGAATTGTATTATCGAGAGTGAACTTCCTGAGGTCATGCCAGCTAAAAGATATGAAACATATACTGTTCAAGGTAGAAATGGTGAATTGAATGAAACCTTTGGTGATTATGAATCTTTTGACTTAAAAATTGAGAATATCACTATTCCCCATTCTAAACTTCGAGAGGTCAAAAAGTGGCTTTCTGGAAGTAGTAGACTAATTACGCATAATGATCCAGATAAATATTTAGATGCTATTTGTAATATAGGCGAAGAAGTCAAATTCGAAAACGAATGGGGCTTCTTTTATACGTTTACTGTCACGTTTAGATGTCAACCATTTAAGCGAAAGCTGAATGAACAACCAATTGAATTTAGCACAAATGAAATCGAGGTATACGATCCAGGCGATGAGGTAGCACATCCTTATTTTGAGATTGAATCGAGCGGAGGAGACATCACACTAACAATTGGTGACGAGAGCCTTACTGTACTAAATACGTTGGCAAGTACATTTACTGTTGATACTGAATTGGGTAAATCAATTCAAGAGGATTTACCACTATTTACAAAAGGAGATTGGCCAACGTTGAGTCCAGGGAAAAATCTTATCAAGGTTAGTGGCTCATTTTCAAAAATCAAGTTATGGAGAAGGAGTGTTTATTTGTGAAACAGGAGTTCATTTATGCTTATAAAGAAATGCCTGACGATTTGAATACCAATGGAATTGTTTTACTTGATTGGGAAGATTTGCCAGAAATCAATCGTGTATTGAATGGACAATATCGTTTTTATGGAAATTATTCTAGAAAGGGTGAATTTCGCTCTTACCTAAAAAAAGGAAATTTCATAAAAGCAAAAGTACCTGATGGATCATGGCAGTATTTTGAGATATACAATGTCAAAAAGAATCTGAATTCTGTTTCAGTAACCGCAAGGCATATTGGTTTTATGGCCAATAAAAATTTTATTATCGAGTCTTTCACAGATAATGGCAATGGAACGCAAATCATGAACAATCTAAAATCCAGTTTGGCATTCTCACAAAAATTCAATTATCTTTCAAACGTTGGAACAACACATCAGTTCACTGCAAAACAAGTAGCACCAGTTGAAGCTATTATTGGTTCGAATAATGGAAATGAAAATTTGGCTAGTGTGGCAAGTGCAGAATTAGATATGAATAACTATGATTTGAATTTAGTCAAACAAATTGGAGCTGATAATGGATTTAGAATTGATTTCGGCTTAAATCTCGAAGCTATTGAGGAAGAAATAGACGAAGAATCTATTGTAAACAGTTTATTTCTGGTTGGTGGTGTTCCTGACAATGATTATGACGAAGACAAAGACCCTATCACCTATGGATTTTTAGAAATAGATGGAGTAACGGATGAAAATCGGCGCATAGGTAAAAGAGAGAATTCAGATTGTAAAACAATCGACGAACTAAAGAAATGGGGAAATACACTTTTTGAAAATGATCGTATTCATGAACCTAAAGCAACTCATACCGTTAGCATGGTCTCGCTAGAACATACTTTGGAATACGGTGAAATGTATCGGAAGCTTTCAACTCTAAGCTTTGGTGATGTTGTTCATGTAAGAGCAAAACAACTTGATATTGAAATCACTGAGCGAGTAGTTGAATATACATACTTTCCTACATTAGGAAAGTATAAAGATCTAGTATTGGGAAATGATTTAACTCTTTATACTTCTACAGTGAATTCTCAAACTCAAGAACTCAAAAAGAAAATCGATAATCGGACAGAAACATTAGTGCAAAACGTACTCAATGCAACGGCATGGATCACTGGGAATTCTGGTGGACATGTCGTTTTTCGTCCAGAGAAAGCACCATCCGAGATACTTATTATGGATACTGATAATGTGGCTAGTGCAAAGCGTGTTTGGCGATGGAATTTGAAAGGTTTAGGTTATTCAGATAATGGCATAAATGGCCCATTCGGTATTGCTATCACATCAAAAGGAGAAATTGTTGCTGACTTCATCAAAGTAGGAACAATAAATGCAGAAGTATTCGAAACTTCCTTTAATGCTTATGGTGATGTGTTAAAACTTGTAAAAGGCACACTTCAAATTTGGAATGAAAACAAAAAAATCATGGAGCTAACCAAAAAAGGTATGGAATTCTGGAATAGAAAAGAATCCATTGGAACGATTGGAACAACAGATTCAGCAGGAAATCCATTTCCAAATGCTGTAACACCTACACCTCTTGAGGAAAATTCTTTGGTAATACGTACAAATGGCGATGGAAAATACATTTTAATTTCTCCAACTGCAGAAAAAGGATTTGTGTTATTAGGAAACGGAAAAGCATATTATTTCGGTGATTTAGATATTCAGGGAAAACTTACTGTTAGAGGTAAAGAAGTGATACCAGGACAAAATGGCGGCCCATCTGGCGGAGGAGAAACACCTGGTGGGTATCCTGATGAATTAAAAACAGATGCAGAAAAGAGAGCTTGGAGAATATACGATATTTTGTGTAATAACGGATTTACGAAACAATCTGCATGTGGAATATTGGGGAACATTCAACAAGAAACAGGAGGAACTTTTGATCCTGATACTGTTCAAATAGGTGGACCAGCATACGGATTAGTTCAGTGGGATGGTTCTTCATATCCTCTTGTTGGTCCAGCAACATGGGATGGAAAAGTTTATGTTCAAAACTTATTTAATGCTGCAGGTATTAAAGAACCAATAACGAGCTTAGATGCACAAGTTCGATTGCTTATTTGGACATTTACAAACGGACAATGGATGGGCGTAGTACAACCTACGACGGTTGATGGATTTAAGGCCTGTACTGATCCAAGACAAGCAGCATATGCTTTTGAACGAAACTATGAACGTCCGGCAGCGACACATCCTGAACGTCAGGATTATGCAGTTAACTGGTATAACAAATTTAAAGATTTAAAACCAGGAGGAGCTACTGGAGAAGCAGGACTAAAACATTTAGAATCTTTGATCGGACAAAGAATTGGTAATGGTCAGTGTTATGGCTTGTCTGCAGAATATTCAGGATATCTGGGTGGTTGTGGCATGGGTGCTGGAACAAAATATGGTTTAACTCATGTGATAGGAAATACTTCTGCAGCATCTGATATTGGTATTGCCTATGATTGGTCTGCTGTTGGTTGGAAAGTTATTCAAAATCCTAGATATGATCAATTAGTAGTTGGTGCAATTATTAATTGGGCAAGAGGTGGACAAGTGGGTTCATGGTTTGCTGATCCTACTTATGGACATACTGGTGTGATTAGAGGTTTAGAGAACGGACGTATTCAAACATACGAACAAAATACGGAATTAGGTATGATATGCGGAAAATTAGATCGACAATTTTATAATTCAAACAATATTTCTTCCATTGTCATACCACCGAAATAGGAGGGATATTCGTGGCAGAAACACAGCATAAAATGGTCCTATCCACCACCGAACCAAATAACGGAATAAATTTGGTTCGAATTCGGCAAGGGGATGTTTTAACGCAAAAGTTCGTTGTTGAAGTGGTGGAACATGGAAAACTAAAAACATTCGAGGGCCTAGTGCCGTTTTTTATTAATACAACAAAATTTGGCGAAAACCAACCTGTTGAACAAAAAGTACAAGAATACAGTCCAGCGCAAGCAAGGCTTGTTTACACCTTAAGTGAGCCTGACTGGCAATGGGGTGGTGAAAACACCGCACATTTCAGTTTCCGATCACTTAATGGTGATGGAACTTGGAGTGAACAATTTAGCACACAGGATTTTACCTATCGAGTCATTTCTGGAATATCTAGAAGCCAGTTACGTGACTCTGGCTATGTGTGGACATTTGAGGATTTGCTAAGAAAATTCAAAGATTACATGGATCAGGGCAAAAATGACTGGGAGCAGTGGTTAGAAGATAATCGTGAAATACTGGAAAATATCGATCCAGGTGGTATGATCATTAACATTCTGAATGAAGCTAAAGGCGACTACGAATCATTAGCTGATCGTTTAAACCAAAAATACCAAGTGCCAGTCGGCAGCTCACAAATTAGAGAAACAACACGCTTTTTTGATTACGACACGATGAAATACGTTGACCTAGTGCCGCGCAATTTGAATACGGTTGTCAACAGTGTTAATAACAGCAAATTTAACTTTTCTTTCATTACAGACATTCACGCAGATAATCACAACTTGCGTATAGATGGCGTCGGTTACAAAGATGCTTCTTATTTAAGACATTGGCGCGCAATCCCTCAATTTCAAAAATTAGGGAACAAAACAGATGTGATGATTTACGGCGGAGACAATATCGACGGCGGACTTGGTTCACTCGGCAGCGATATAGGCATTATTGATGAATGGAGCGCGCGACATTCCATGTTAGGCACGCTCAAACGCTTCACTAACGCAGCGGTAGCAGGACAAGAAAAACCGGTTATTATCTGCAAAGGGAATCACGACGCTTGTTTCGACCCCGCGTGGCGCAAGCGAAAGGGAATGTTATGCAACGCTGACTTCGAAGAGTATTGGAACGGTTTGTACGGTGGCGTGTTGTTCCCAGATAAAAACGCAGCAATTTACCGTTTCGATACTTGTGATTTTTATGAAGGCGGCACAGGTGACAAGTACACGGACGGTTACAGCGATACAGCGCCGGGAGCTTTCAGTGCCAAACAAATTAACGCTTTCGGAGAATGGTTAGTGAACGTTCCGAGAAACTATCATGTGGCGTTAGTAGGACATACGCCTTTAGGTCTCAGCAAGTTTCCCGTTCGCAATGAAAACATGATTAGCACGTTGATAGAAGGGTTTAAATCTGGTAGTCCGGTAACTATCGATTGGTCTAAATTAGGACAACCGAATGACGGTTCGTTCGGCGGATTAAAGACCTTCGCAATGAATACAAAAGGCGCCGGCGTTGTAGTAGGTTATTTCTGCGGGCATTGGCACGAACAAGTCGAAGGGGCGTTTGGGACAGTAAAAATGATTCTTTGCGACGTCGGCTTCTCTCATACAGCTAGCCAAGTTGATACACCGGATGAATTAGCGTTTTATAAAATAGAAGTTGACACAGCAACAAGAAAAGTGACAAGCAAAGGCGTAGGGCGCGCGAGAGACTTCACTTATAACTATTAAGGCGGTGAACAATTAAATGTTAGATTTTCAAAGCAAACCAAATATTTTTGAAGAAATGAGTTATGAAGAGGCTGTGAAATGGTTATTGCGTCAAGCGGCTATCCATTACGACGGCTCGGATCACGACGCGCACGTCCTAGCTACTGAAAGCAACGCGGGCTTTGCTACACCAGAAACAGTTATGCAAGCGCGTGGGCGTTGGTTACGCGATTATAAGTTGCCACAAAAATATCCGAACATCTTGGATATTCCACCCGGAAAATACGCAACCAAAGCCGGATGGGGTGCAGACAACCCCGGCGGGATTGAAGATGATAGTTTTGTTGAAATGATGGTATTCGCGGATCACGATTTGAGAAAATTAATCGTCGCTTTTGCTCGTTATAGCGGCGAAATTTACATCAAAATGACACATAACAGCGAACCGGTAGAGGGTTATAACTCGTTAGGTTGGCGGCGCGTTTACACTGCTTCTGTTCTTTTTGAAGGAGAATTAAGAAAAGGACAATCAGTCAATCTGCCAGATGATACTTTCCGTTACCAAACGCTTCGTATCCACTACACAGACGGTGACGGAGACTTTGTAGAAGAAGTGAAACGTCAAAGATACGCGCGGATTACAAAAGCTAATTTATGGAACAAGAGTGCAGGAATGACGTTGATCGAGTTTGAACTGACAATCGAAGCGCGAAAGATAACGATGTCAAACGGCAGAGCTTTAGATATTTCATCCGGCAATGTTTCCAATCCCGCAATGAGCAACGACGTGAAAATAACTAAGATTGAAGGTGTGAAATAATGGCGCATGTCATCAAAAAAGGCTCTATCAAAGTACCTACACAGCCGAAAGACTATGATTTGCAAGCAACGGGGCTTGTATTTAAATCATACGATAATCAAATAGCGTTAGAGTTCAACGTCGAACAACAGAACGGCACACCGGCGGACTTGCTAGGAGCTAACTTGCGCTTGTTGATGTTTATCTATGATGAAGTAGATGGAATGATCACGAAAGAGCCAATTCCTTTTATCACGAAAAACCTCATCACTGAAAGCTTCTTGAATGGACAGGTCGTATATATCTTGCCAGAAGCGATGAAAGCTTATAACGGTATGGTGGAAGCTTATGTTTACATCGAGTATCCAGACGGATCAACAAGTGATAACTTAGGCTTCACCTTCCGTATGAAGCGTTCAGCAATCGACGGACTAGCGCAAGATAAAGCAGACTACTTTATTGCAGACTTTCAACAATTACTTGATGGAGTCAAACAAGAAGCAACAGATGCAGTAAATGAGGTACTAGCAAAGGTTGAGGCTGTTTCTAAAAATGTTAGTTCAGCGCAAAATGATCTAACTATACTTGAAGACCGTATTGATCAAACGAACCAGCAAATCGGCGATCTCGGCAAGCTGAAAAAGATGTACAGTAACAGCATCGACTTCGGGGGCTATGATTATAGTGGGAATCCGAATTTAATGTCCAAACTAAAATCGAGCGATTTTAACGTTGGTTACCACGGGTCACTAACTTCGGATAACGAAAAGCTACATTTTACTTCTGATGGTACAGGAAGCATTATTATGTTTACGCGTATTAATACACCTCAGCTTGCTAGTGGGAAAACCTATACTCTGAGTGCGAAAGTTCGATTTGATGAAGGAACTACAGGAGCTATTGATAAATTACGTTTGGTGTATCGTACATCACCAGGAGAAAAGATATTATTGGAAGCAAATAGTACAAATATTACAACAGATGATGTAGGGAAAGAAATAACAATCAAAGGTACAGCTAACGTTAATTATCAAATCACAAATTTAGATCGATTTTATATGAGTATTAGCTTTGTTGACAGGGATAAAATAAATGGCGGATTTAAGTTGTACGACATCAAAATCGAAGAAGGCTCAACAGCCACCCCATATCAGCCAAACTTACTTGATGACCCTTACTGGCTAGGTAAAGCGCCTTTGGGTGAGAATATTGCTAATAAGTCTGTTACGTTTCCAATCAAATCTAGCGCCTACAGCCTATACCAAGCTAACATGGAAGAAGAATTTGTTTTAGGTCAAACCTATACAATTACCATGAAGGCAACCAAACCACCTATCCAAACGTTCATTGTTTACAACGAGGATAGTGGAGATTATAGATATGGTAACTTAGAGCCAGTAGAAGGGTTAGTTGATACATGGGGTCTGACTTTTACACCGCAGAAGGTTGGAGTTAACTACCCCAAACGGTTAACTATTATCCAGTATCCCCAATCAACAACAGGTGCATGTCAAATTGACTGGCTCAAGATCGAAAAAGGCGACACACGAACCCCGAATATTAGTCAGTTTAAATACTTTGGTGAAGGCTTGAAAGACAGTAACAATCCCAATGATTACAGTTGGGATGTCACACCTGAATATACTGAAAAAGGCTTGAATGATGCTGTTAATGTGTATGATCCTCAGAGAGTTGAAGGTTTGAAAAACTTTGCCGATGGTATTCAAATAGCAGGAGATAAAGTGATCAGTGAAAATGATTGCACTGTTTATACATTAACTAAAGACAACAGTCAATCGTTTATCGATGGGTATGCAACATTTATTAAACACGGAAAAGAAGTTATTGTAAATGGTACAGTAAAGTTCAAAAAAGCTTATGCTTTTGGTGTACCACTTGATGATGAAGTCCCAGATGAATTTATTGCAAGAATTGTTCATGGCATGTTAGTGGGATCTTCTGGCGGAAATAGCGTTGCAAAAGCAATGTATGTACGAAAAGATTTAGGAACAATTGTGACAAATAGCGATTTTGTTGTAAACGAATGGTTTACATTCAACGGTCATTACTGGGTAGGAGGGAAATAAATGAAAAACATTTGGAAATATGGACGAACAGGTGGAGAGTATGCTGGACAAGTGCTTGATGATATGGTTATGACTGTTCCATTTACCGATGTTCCACCACTCGAAGGAATTCGTACTGATGGCGAACCGCTAACGATTGCTGATCAGATGTTTGATCCTAAACTGAACCAATGGATTGTTTTAGTGAATGTACTAGATCACAACGATTTAAACAATCTCAAAGCGATGTATGAGTCGTTAGAAAATGAGAACGGCGATTTAAAACAGCTCAACGCCAAACTCATGCTAAACAATGTAGCAATTAAACAGGAAAATACTGCATTGAAAGAAAAAGCGGATAGTTTAGCACAAATCAATTCAAAAATGATGCTTGCTTCGTTACAAAATAGCAAAGACATTTCAGAAATTAAAGAGCAACTAAATCCAGCTTCAAAGGGAGGTGAGTAGTATGTTTAGTTTTAGCGATGTGAAAATGATGTATGATTGGGGCTGTTTTACTGACGATCAAGTTCGACAA